AGAGTACGTGGACGATTGTGCAAATGGATTCCCCAACCGTGGACGATTGTGCAAATGAGTTAGTGCAAACAAACCGTGGACGATAGTGCAAACGCGAGTGGAAGAAATTGGTAACACCGCAACCGCAACTGGTAAAATATGGAAGCTGGTCTATAAAACACACGCGGTACGGCGAAAGGGAGTAGAGCGCACGCGCCACGGCTATTCGCACACTTCCATAAGTACACAATAGTACAAACAGAAAGAGACGATTATGCAAATACAATTCAAACAATCCATGCTATAATATAGACAGTGAAAGGGAAACGAAATCCTTTCAAAATATGATGTGATGGGAGATAGGAAAGATGAAAGTTAAAACATTCTTAAACAAATTCATGTTCGTGTCAAGTTCTATTAAATATGTGTTTCTTTACGACCCGTCAGGACATGAGATTATTCTATCCGCTTCAACGCTTAAAGAAAACAGTCACAGGGAAGAACTCAATAGCACAATTGAAACTTTTCAAATTAATAATGATAGGCTTGTTATTTATTGTAAATGAGGGAAAATTATGAATCTCAACATTCTATACAAACTTATAAAATCAGAAGAACAGAGACGAGACGAATACGTTGAAACCTATTCTAAATTTCCGTACGTGTTCAACCCGCGAGTAGTTGATTACACTAATAAAAACATTGAATGGATGAAGAAAGAATACAAAGAACGAGGAGGGAAAAGAAACGTATGAACTCAAAGAAACTTAGCAGAGAGCACATTGCATTTTTAAACGAGACAGCAAGAGTAGATCTTGACAGTGCCATGCAAATGATAGACGGTGTAAACATGTTGTCCGAAGTTGAATATGGTTTTGTGCATATGAATGAAGATGAATACAGGTTGGTTTACTGGGAAGATGGCATTTTAAAAGATGCATATAAGAATTGTGAGGATTAAAATGCTGATTATCAGTTTAACTAACCTTATAAAGATGCTCGTATTAGCGTATATATTGGGAATTTTAACGTTTGTTATTATTGTGTTTTTAATTTCAAGGAAGTTGTGATAAAATGTACTTAGATTTTGTAAACGCGCTTAGAACGGTTGGAACGGGCTTAATATTATGCTCTTTAGTTGGAATAGTTGCAATGATTAAATCCAAAAACAATTGGAGGGATTTAAAATGATAGACATAGGCTTAACAAATGCACTTGCGCAAATAAGGGATGCCTTGTATGAAATTTCTGATACCATAAAAGAGGTAAAAGAAACAGAAGATACAGTTAATAAATGTGAAAATTGCCCATATAAAACTTATTATGAACAAGGGTACGTTTAAAGTTAGAAACGGCAGAAATGTTTAAAAGGAGGGTTGACGTTTTATTAAATGCCGTTTATAATAAAATACACAAATTATAAAAGGAGTTATTAAAATGAAAGTAAAGATTTTTGAGGGTAGAATTTATAGCGTAGTTAAAAAAGTTGAGGATAATATTTTGGTGCAGGCTATCGATGGGCTTTACAAGAATGATGCAGAATTCAAAAAGGCCATGAAAGCGCGTGGCGAAAAGTTTGTTGGAATTGCAGATAAAGAAGCGGTCTATAATATCTATGAAATCTCTCCCGATGCTGTAAAAGAAAATGGAACGCTTGTAACCGAATAATTTTAGAATGGAGATTTAACGATGGCTTACAAAAAGAAAGCAGAAACAAAAGAACGCGTAGAAACAATTTTCGATGTTAAAGGTGAGTTGACTTTCTGGGTAAAAATCGGTAGTAATGGGAAGCTTTACGCTTCTACTTCTGTTAAAAACAGTGATGGAGACAGAATGTTTTATTCTGTTTATTTCCGAAAAGATGTTGATTTGACCAATTTTGATGATGGTATGAATAAAATAAACGTGAAGTCCGGCTTTATTACATGTTCGAAGATTGGTGAAAGCGTTCGTCCAAAAATTATGATTTTGGATTTCGAGTAAGAGAAAACAGCGCCCCGGTTATCCGGGGCGCACTATTTAGAAAGTAGGTGTTAAAGATTGAAATACACCGCTGGGAATTTAAGGACTAGGGATATCGACAAAGAAATTCGTGCATACAACAGACGCTTGTTACAACTGCAATCGAAAAATGAAGCGTTTAAAATTCTGGATACGCTGACGCGTACGGAAGTAATGCGGGGAAGAACCGATGCAGAAATAGCGAGGGAATTGAACCGCTTACAAGAATTGGCAAAACCAGAAAAACAGAAAATGGTAAAATACAAAGCGGGTAGCAGTTTAGAAGTTCCGCTATTTGTTCGCGAACAAGTCGAGCGCGCAATAACAAAAGCGAATAAACAGACTATGAAAAGGTTTGAAATTCTGGAAGCACAGCGCAGAGGATCATTCTACACGATTGAACAAGAAAGTTTAAGGCCCATTACAAAAGGAACAGGGCGCACATTGATGGAAGTTAAAAAGAGACTAGAGACCGCACAAAATCGTGAACGTAGTGGGTATTTAACTTTCTTAGATGAAAAATACAAAAGAAACTATATTAAAGCTCTTCAAAATAATTTCGGTGCGGCTGGTGATAAGTTAGTGGACAGGATAAGCAAAATAAACGGCACGGCTTTTTATTTCGCAAGCCAAGACCCTTTCTATGGCTCGTATCTTGAAATTGAATATTCATATGGTGAAGAAGCCATAAATGCTATGATAAATAAAATTGAAAATGCTTTGACGGTTTTAAACTTGTAATGTTTACGGCAGATTTTGAAACCACAACAGATAAAAATGATTGCAGGGTTTGGGCTTGGGCTGTATGCGAAATAGGTGTTATCGACAACATTGTAATTGGAAATAGTATAGAAAGTTTTTTCAGAACATGTGAAGAAAGTGGAAATTTAATCCTTTATTTTCACAATCTCAAATTTGATGGTGAATTTTGTATCAGCTTTCTATTAAAGCATGGTTATGAATATGTTGAAAGTAAAAAATTGTACAATAAACAATTCAATGCGCTTATATCTGATGATGGGCAGTTTTACAAAATAAAGATACGGTTTGAAAATGGGAACAGTTTAGAATTGCGCGATAGTATGAAACTGTTAAATTATTCAGTTGATGAAATTGCGAAAGCTTTCCATTTGGATATTCAGAAACTTGAAATTGATTATAATGTTCCACGTGGAACAAACCACATTTTAACGAAAGAAGAAACTGAATATTTGAAACACGATGTTCAGATAATGTCACTTGCATTAGATAGAATTTTTAAGATGGGGTTTGAAAAACTAACACAAGGAAGTTGCGCCTTAGAAGATTTTAAAAGCATCATTGGGAAAAGGAGGTTTAGAACGTTGTTCCCTGAACCGAATTACGACAAGGATATACGCAAAGCCTATAAAGGCGGGTTTACCTACTTGAATCCGATATACGCTGATAAAGATGTGGGTGAAGGTAATGTATTCGATGTAAATAGTCTGTATCCATCCCGTATGTATTATTGTGGTTTGCCTTGGGGAGAGCCGAAATTTTACGAGGGTGGATATATTTACGATTCAGAAAGGCCTTTATATATTCAACTGTTTAAATGTGAGTTTGAGTTAAAAGATGGTTATTTACCTACGATTCAACTAAAAGGAAATAGCCGATTTATACAAACAGAATATGTAACTTCGAGCAATGGGGATATAGTTCCGCTTTGCCTGACAAATGTAGATTTTGAGTTGTTTTTAAAGCATTATAATGTTTACAACCTTGAATATATACACGGATGGAAATTTAGAGCATCAAAAGATTTGTTTAAAAAGTACATTGATAAATGGATGGAGGAAAAAATAAAAGCGGGTAAAGAGCACAACCCTACTATGCGAAACTGGTCGAAAATCATGCTAAATTCATTATATGGCAAATTCGCACTTGACCCTATATGTGCGAAAAAGCATCCGTACCTTGATAAAGGTGTTGTGAAATACAGAACATCTCCCCCAGAAACAAGGGAAGCCTTGTATTTACCTGTTGGCGCGTTCATTACAGCTTATGCGCGCAGATACACGATTGAAACCAGTCAGAAAATAAAGGAATACAGTATAGAAAAATACGGTAAAGACATGTACATTTACAGTGATACGGATAGTATCCACACAACTTTACCTGTGGAAGATATTAAAAAATTCATTGAAATAGATGATTATAAACTTGGCGCGTGGGCGCACGAAAGCCATTTTACAAGAGCACGATTTTTAAGACCTAAAACATACATTGAAGAAATAGATGGTAATTTACATGTCACTTGCGCAGGCTTACCGGATAAAGGTAAAGAACAGGTTACATGGGAAAACTTTCATCCGTGCGCAACGTACACTGGAAAACTCATGCCCGTGCATGTTGATGGTGGAATCGTCTTAGTTGATAAAGAGTTTAATATAAGGGGGTAAATTTTATATGTACAACAATTTCATTGATAAGTATTCCGATTTGAAAAGGGCCTATGTAAATTTGATGAAAGATAGTAAAAGAATCTATGATGAAAATGATATCATGGAGCGTAAATATAATGAGATGTGTGGTTTATATGATGAAATTAGCTTGAAACTCGCAAAAGCAATTATTAAAATCAATCGGCTTGAACGTGAAAACAAAGAGTTAAAAATAAATCTAGAGAAAATAGTTAAAGTAAAATGCCCACTTTGCGAATTCAACTTAAATAAAATGAACGGATGGAAGCTAGAAGATTTATGATTCAATTATCCATATTTGTGCAACAAAAATCCATGGCATAATTTGTAAATTACAGGTATAGTTATAATAGGATTTACAGGAAATGTAAATATTATTTACAGCGGAGTGCAACGGATGAAACCGACCGTCTGTAACATCGGGCCTTGCAAGCTATATTATTTCTGCCTGTAAATCCTATTGAGGTGATTTAATGTACTACGATATAAATAATACGTTATCGTATAACGCACTTTTTAATATTGTGCTTGGTGGTCGTGGAATTGGGAAATCCTACCAATGGAAAATCAAAGCGGTTCGGGACTTTCTGAAAAAGGGCAAACAGTTCGGGTATATTCGGAGATACAAAGATGAGTTGTTAAAAACCGCAGATAAATATTTTAATGACATTATTAAAAATCAGGTTTTCCCGGATACAAAAATAGAATATGATGGCGGGCAATGGTATATTAATGAAGAATTAGCCGGCTACACTTTCGCATTAACGAAAGCAAGCGATTATAAATCGAGTGCTTTTCCTGATATTTCAAATCTGATTTTTGAGGAATTTATAATTGATAAGCCGCATTCATCTTATTTGAGAAACGAACCGTTTTTACTTTTTGACCTGTATGATACAATAGCAAGAATGCGTGACGATGTTATCTTATTTATGCTTGGCAATGCAATTTCAATGGCTAATCCCTATTTTATACAGTGGGATTTATCATTACCGAAAAACAAAAATGCAGTTGTAAGAGATAACATCCTTTTGCAGGTAGTTCCGACAAGTGCAGAATTCAAAAAGGCGAAAGAAAATACAAGGTTCGGCCAAATGTCACGCGCACTCGGCTATGCAGATTATTCGGTGGATAATAAATTCTATTTGGATGATGAAGCGCAAATAATGAAAAAAGGGAAAAATACACGTTTTTATTTCACTCTTGTTTGGAGAGACAAAAAATACGGTGTTTGGTTCGATTACGACACGGGTATGACAATTATATCATATGATTATGACCCATATAACACAATGGTTTTCACACCAGACAAAGAAAGTATAAATAAATCCATTCAGTATGTAAAGCAGTACGAACGCCACCCGTTTTTTAGAAGAATAAAAGAAGCATTAGAAACGGGTACACTTGCTTACGAAAATGAAAAAATTCAGCATGAAATTAAAAGCATGTTGAAAATAATTATTTAAAAGGAGAAAACAATGGCTTATACAACTTGGATTACGGCAAACCCACTTGTAAATGTCACGCAGGTTTTTGGAGGTTCGCACCGGGGGAAAGACTGGAACACGAGGGACGCTTCAGGGGTAATGGGAGATACGATGGTGCGGGCAATCGGTGACGGCGAAGTCTTACGTAGCGAATACGGCACGGGTGGAAACTGGTCATGGGGAAATTTTATCGCGATTTATTACCCAGCTCTTGACCGCACAGTGCTGACTGCACACCACGCGGAACGCCTTGTGAAAGTCGGAGATTCTGTTTCAGCTGGAACCCCTATCGGAAACTTCGGAATGACTGGTAATACAACTGGCCCACATTGCCATGAAGAATGGCACGTTGGGCTCGGAATTACAAATAATCTGGTAACGCCCGAAGATGGCTTCCCAAATATCGTTGGGCGTTATGAAGTGGAATATGGAGGAGGTGAGCCACCTATGCCGGGTGAATTTACCGCAAATATGCTGATTGTTGTTTTTGCTGAAAACGGGCACACAATTAACAGTCCTGCAAGCAATGACCCTGAAAATTATGTTTACTTTGGTAATAAAAGGAAGTTTCGCGTGAAGCCGGACAACCTTAACAAAGTGCAGGAGTTCGGGAGCTGGAATTACTGGCAGGATATCACGGATGTAGCCGTTCTTAAAATCTTTAATAAAGATTTGAGTGAGCTTCCCAATGTGTGAAAAGCTGAAAGCGCTTTATATTGAAAGTTACTACAACTATCAAAAAGCAGGAGCCAGAGATGGAGGAATTATGTACGGGATTTTTCTTGGTGTGCGAAAATGTTGTAATATTTTGTACTCACAAAAGACTGTTGCAGAGTTTCAGCTATTGGCGAATAAATTTGTAGACAAAAGGTTGTGAGAAAATGGACTATAACGCGGTTGCTCAAATTGTTAGCACCCTTGGCTTTCCAATCGTTATGTGTGGTGTTCTGGTTTGGCTTAACGTTAAACAGATGAATGCTCATAAGGAAAGCGAAGAAAATTTCACGCAGGCTTTATCAGACAACACAAAAGCATACATAGAACTTAAAGAAGCGATTACAAATTTAAAGTTAAAGGAGGAATATTAAAAATGAAACTTAGTGAAGCACGAGAATTTATTGACAGGCTTTATAACAGTGAGGATGGATTTACGGACGACATGCGCGAAGATTTGCGCAGGCTCCACGATAGTGAAGATGAACAAGAGGGGATGGAACGTTACTGGAAAGAAATTTCAGATAAAATGGACGGAATTTCCAATGCGTTTAAGGATTTTAAACGCGATTACGTTACCCGTGTTTTGACTGGCCGTGATGCTGTTAGAAAGCATGTTGAAGATTTGAAAGACGATGATTTTGATGATATTAAAGATGAAACGGAAAAGATTAAATCTATTTTTAATGAAGAGGTAATTGAAAAATGAAAAGTGCAAAAGTTTTGACAAATGTAACCAATAATACACCGCAGATTTTAACGGCGCTTCGCGCACAGATGGTTGCGGAAAATCCCAGCTTTGAAAACAGGCTCCCACAGGTTACGCAAGATAATATTCGGGAATTTGGTACGGCGGTGCTTGATTATCAGCCCACGCAGAACGCTTTTGTAGATACCCTTGTAAATCTTATCGGGCGTGTATGGATTACGTATCGTTTGTTCACTAACCCTATGCGGGTACTTAAAAAAGGTATTCTTGAGTACGGTGATACGGTAGAACTTGTTTACACCAACCTTGCAAAGGCGCACCAGTTTGACCCTGCACAGGCTGAAGAAGAATGGATGAAGCGTGAAATTCCTGACGTAAATACCGCTTTTGCAAAACTCAACTATCAGGTATTTTACAAGCAAACTATTTCTGATGACATGTTGCGTCAGGCCTTTATGTCGTGGCAGGGTCTTAGCGATTTTATCAGTTCTGTGTTTAACGCAATGTACACGGGGGCAGAACTGGACGAATTTACTACCATGAAAAATCTGCTCGCGCAGTATGGCACGGCTGGCAAGTTCGCGGTTGAAGTAATTGACGAAGTAACGGATAACACTTCCGCGCACATGGCTCTTGCGAAAATGAAAGCTGTTTCTAACAAGATGGCTTTTATGCGCTCGGATTACAATAGTCTTGGAGTGCTTACTGCTACACCGAAAGAAAAGCAAGTTCTTATCATTGATGCAGACACCGATGCATATTTGGCAGTGCTTGGTTATAGCACCCTGTTTAATCTGGAACCCGCTAAAGTTCAGTACCGTGTTATTGTTGTGGATGAAATTCCCATTCAGGATACGCACGCGATTCTGATTGATGAAGATTTCTACGCAGTGTGGGATGCTTTGCAGAAATTTACCCGCGATATGAACGGGCAGGGCCTGTACTGGCAGTATTGGGCACACTATTGGAGAATCATGGCCGTGTGCCCGTTCGCAAACGCGGTTGCGTTTGTTACCACGGCACCCACAATTACAGGTGTTACCGTTTCGCCCAGTTCCCCTACTGTAAATAAGGGCGCCACCGTTCAGATGACCGCTACCGTTAAGGGCACCGGACTTTATCCGCAGGGTGTTACGTGGGCTATCTCCGGAAATTCTGACAGTGCAACCACAATTACACGGGACGGTGTGCTTACCATCGGGAGTACAGAAGCCGGACCTGTAACAGTGACTGCGACTTCTACTTATAATACAGAAAAGAACGGTACAGCCACAATTACCGTAAACGCTTAACGTTTATAGCCGGGCGGGTAATACCGCCCGGCAAATATAAAAGGAGAAGAAAATGGCAATAAATCCCAATACAACAATTTATCTGTGTGCGGGCATCCCATGGGGAAATGATTATGCACACGTTAGATTGTTCCAGAATATGGAAGAACGTCTTTCTTTTCTTTCCACAAAAATTGTTGCGACACTTGACGGCGCGACTTATCAGCGTGACGATAAATTCGTTTCGTTTCCTGCAAATTATGAAACGATTGCAAACTGCAATTACATGTATTATCGAAATAACAACCGCTGGTACTTTAATTTTATTACAGATATTCGTTTTCAGAACGAAAATAAAAGTGACGTGTATTTTGAACAGGATGTTTTTCAAACATGGTTTGCAGATGATACTTTAAAAATATCTTTTGTTGAGCGTGAGCATACAAATGACGATACATTCGGAAATAACCTTGTACCGGAGAATCTGGAAACAGGGGAATACGTTTACAACCAGAATATTACAAGCGGTTACGGCACTGTTTATGATTTCACACCCGGCATTATCATTGCCGTTTCAGAGCGCTTGGACGGTGTAGCAACTTCGAGTTTACTCGATAACACATTTACTGGGTTGTCTTATTACTACGCGAAAAAAGAACGAGTAGAAAAGGCTATATCTATGGTTGATGAGTATGCAAAAAGTGGCAAGGGTGATGCCATTGTGTCTATGTTTATGTATCCGCTTGAACTCCTTAATATTTTCCCTGCTTCCCCGTCTTATGGTTGGGTGTCGGATATGGGTTCAGAAAGAATTTACGGGAACAAACTGCTAAACGTTTTCGCGCCACTAGATGGCTACACACCTAAAAATAACAAATTGTACACATACCCGTATAGGGCCTTAGAGTTGTACGGTTCTGGCGCAAGCGGAAAAGAATACCGTTACGAATTTTTTGACTTTGAAGCACAAGGAACGAACGGGCCTTTCGTATTGTTTAGTTCTCTTGGCGGTTCAGCCCCTATCGTATGTACACCGCTGAATTACAAGGGGCTTGACATCTCACTTGATGAATCGTTGACAATGCCCGCTTTCCCTGTTTGTTCGTGGATAAACGACACCTTTAAAAACTGGTATGCTCAAAACCAAATGGGAATGAACTTAAACGCTTTAACAACAATTGTTGGCGGTTCTGTTGGGGCGGGTGTTGGAGTTTTTACCGGGGATTTTTCGGGGGCGGCTGAAAGTGTTGTTGGCGCGGCAACTAAAATTGCTAATACGCTTGTTACAATTGAGGAACATAAGATAATACCAGATAGCGCAAGGGGCAATACAGCTTCTTCAAATTCTTTCTTTGCAAATGGGCAATGGTATTTTTACATGTTTCCAAAATGTGTACGCTACGAATACGCAAAGCGCATTGACGATTATTTTACAATGTACGGGTATAAGACACTTCAAACAAAAGTACCTAACTTGTACGGCCGACGTTCTTGGAATTTTGTGAAGTGTACAGAAGCTAATTTAATAGACAGTATTCCTGTTGTAGCACACAATCGAATTAAACAGGCGTTTGAAACGGGCGTTACTTTTTGGCACACAAACGATATCAAGAATTATGCTCTTGATAATTCTATTGTTTAAGGAGGTGCAATAATGGCAAGAAAAGGAATAGGTGGCAGAGACTTTCAGTTTTTTGATTCTCTAGCACTTAACAATGTGACTTACAACGAATATACAATTCGATTGCTCAACATTGCACTAGCCCGCTTTAAATGGGAAAATGTGCCAAAAGGGATTGATATTCGATATCTTGAATTGATGCTCATTACACAAGGTTCAGCACTGGTTTTTTATGAAGATAGCCTAGACCAATTTTTTGGTTTGGGGGTTGCGTATACAGGTCCGCTCAACTGGTATGGTGTGCCGTCAGAACGAAGCGCAATTGCCGCAAACGGCACGCCTTTCAGAATGTTGGATGAAACAAATAGCGTGTTAATCTTTAATAACATGGCAAGAACAGGGGACGCTTATATTATAAATGAATATGCACGCAAACTATATGAAGTTCAGCGAAATGCAGAGACGAATGCAAATTTACAAAAGTTTTCGGCTTTCATTGCGTGTAACGAAAAAGAAAGATTGTCGCTTAAAAACTTGATTATGAAGTTGGACGGCGGTCAACCGTTTATTTACGGTGATAAGTCTTTGAATCTTGACAGTATAAAGCCAATCAATTTGGATATTCCGTTCATTGCACGCGATTTGCTCTCCGTGAAAACGGAAATTTATAACGAAGCGTTGACAAGCCTTGGTGTCGTTTCGGCTTTCACAGATAAACGGGAAAGACTTGTTGCAAATGAAGCCGCCGCCCCGTTCGGTTCGCTCGAAATGATACGTGAATCTTACCTGTATGAACGAAAACAGGCGTGCGAAAAGATAAACGAAATGTTTGGAATAAATATGAGTGTTGAATTTAATTCAGAAATTCCGATTGTGCCGGAAACAATTGAAAGCGGTGAAAACAATGAGTAACTACACCGTAGAGCTTAGGCAACTAATCCAAAATGGTTATGATATAGGTTTGAAAGATTATCCAATTTTTGACGAAAATTATCGAGAGACGCTTAACAATAAAATTATCATGCATTACTGGATGAGGGAGATTGGAGCGGAAACAGCGAGGCTTTTTAAACTTTATCTTAACCGTACCATGAGTGAAATAATGCCGTATTACAACCAACTTTATAAAAGCGCACAACTTGATTTCGACCCACTAAACGCTTACAATTATACCGAAACTAACATGGAACTGGAAAACGTTGAAAGTGATGGCACGCGCACGGATACAGCAGACGGAAAAAGTCTTTATAGCGATACCCCGCAAGGGTTGTTGGATAATGGTGCTATTGCAGACGGAAAATATTTAACTTCTGCAACTTTAAATGATTCATCGGCTTCTTCAACTGCAAACAATTTGCAGAAACGTGATAGGAATTTTGAAAAGAAAGTACGCGGTAATATGTATCATAATTTGAGCGAATTGTTGAAAGACTACCGGGAAACATTCTTGAATATCGACATGGAAATTATCAACAACCCGGAAATACAAAACTGCTTTATGAAGCTTTATTAAAGGAGGTGAATAAGATGGATTTTCTAAATGTGGTTCGATGCTGTACTCCCGCTTTGCCGTCTGCTTATGCTGACGCACTATCTTATTATGATGCTTTGTGTAAATTGCAAGGGGCTATTAACGAATGTATAAATATATTAAATGGCTACTTAAATGAAGTAGATAAAAAAATAGCCGAAGCCATACTTTCGGAAAATGTGTGTAATATTATCGAAAGAATACAGGCCGTTTATATCCCGGAACTGGAAGCAATCAGTTTTGGAGTAGATGCTAATTTTGTAAGCGATCATATTGTAGTCGGAGAAAAAATGATTATAACAAGTGAGGTGTGTAAAAATGGCTAATATTACTAAAATTCAAGTTGGCAGTGAAACATACAATATATCAGACCCTACGAGCGCATCTGAAATTGAAAAAATCAATGGTGTGGATATTCAAGACATTGCAGTTGTTGGCGAGGTTTTAACTATAACAACTAAAAAAATAGGTGGTTGAATATGGACGTAAAACAATTAAAAGTCAGTGGAGTTTTTTATAATGTGAAAGATGAAACCGCTAGAAATAGTATTGAGTTAAACACTAATGATATAACTAAACTGACAAATGAGCAGGTATTTATTAACGTAAGTGAATCAATTCCCGCAGGCAATTATGAAATCTCTGATGTTCCGAATATAAAGAAATTATATTTCCCCACCGGCTCATGGAGTTTTACAGGTGAGAAAACATTTTCAAATTGCCAATTTTTAGGTAACGGGTTAGACACTATTATAAAGTTTAATGGCTCAGTGACTTTTAACAATTGCTTATTTACTAGTGTTAAATTTGGCGGCACTACTGGACTTACTTTGAACAACGTTGTTAAATTTGATAACTGCGTATTTGACTGCACAGATTACACGAATGTTAATACTACCACCTGTGGAATGACACAAAATTGTGATGCTACATTTACTAATTGCGTATTTGACGGGGCAAACAAGGGCCAATTTGCAATTTGGTGTAATAACACAGTCGGCGGAAAAAATAAGCTTAAAGTGGAAAATTGTACTTTTAACAATTATGTGCTTAATGCAATTTTTACAAGCGCGCCAATTGTAGAAATAAGCCACTCAACTTTTAATGGGAATCATCAGCAATCTAGCCCAACAGGTGGTGGGCAGATAGATTTTAAGGACACAACGACTGATAGCGTTTGGAAAGTTTCAAACTGTCGATTTTTTAACCCTGCCGCCGCTACCTCTGGGGTGGAAGTTGAAGTTACTAACAACACTCTACCATGCCTAATGATTGACAATTGTTTTATTAGGTCTATTAATGGTGCATATCCAATTGCGTTACAAGGTGGTTGTTATGTTGTATCTTGCAATAATAAATTGTTTGAGGGGTCGGCTGGAATACTGCTAAATGGGTATGCACGAGTTATTTCAATTGGCGATTATAACAGTGTCAGCCCTAAATATTCAGATGAATCTAAAGTTACAGAAATTACATTTAAATAATAAAAGCCCGCCATTTGGCGGGCTTTTATTTTACTCAAATATTGTGTCTTTTGGTTCAAGCACGTAATCGTTCGGGTTCTTCCAGTATTCATCTTCAACCTTTTTTAACGCCTGTTTATAGCTGTTCGCCCCGACATAAACAACTGCTTCATGGACTTCCTTAATAGTAATTTTATATTCGTACATTCTCCCTATCTCCCATCACATCATATTTTGAAAGGATTTCGTTTCCCTTTCACTGTCTATATTATAGCATGGATTGTT